CCCCGCCACCAGCGCGGGCCAGAAGCGGCGCGGCATGTCGGGGTCGTTGGATAGTTTTCCGGCATCCTGCACAAACCGCATCTTCCAGAAGATGAGGATGTCGGTATCGTTTTGGGGTGCTGGCCACAGATAGATCAGGGTGGAATCTTGCTGCCTGTTGACGAAGTAGTGGGTGGGCCGCCCCATCTGAGTCTTGCGGGGAATGTCCAGATATTCCCCAAACCCGATACGGGTCATCATGAGATCGGTGTTGTTGCGTCGAACGACGGCATCCAACACATCCAGCGTATCGCTGCTGCAACTGACTGTGACAACTTGTGTGGTCAGGGTAACGGCCACCTGCTCCAGGGTGTGGAGAAGGATGCCGCGATTCTGAAGGTCAGTGAAAAGAAGGTCCAAAGCCCGCCGGGACACACGGGCTTCGGTACCTAGAGTGGGTTCACCCCCAACCCGAAGAGATGCCTGTTCCAGCAACTCATCGAGGGGAAGGGAAAAGTTGGTAGTCCCGGAAGTAGCCATTTACTTGATCTTGTAGTCGCCGCCCTTGGTGGCCGCGCCCATACCACGGCAGCTACCACCCTTGGCATACTTCTTCACTTTGCCGCCAGACTTCATGATGTCGTAATCGAAGCCCTTCATCGCAGCCCCTGCGCCACGGGAAGTCTTGGCACCCTTGTCCATCTTCGTTTTCATATCAACCTCAATCGTAGAAGAGGGTAATGCCGCAACCGGCACCACCCGAGACTTTGACAAAAAGGGCTTGCTGGAAACGAAGACCCGCATCCGGGATATAGATGGTGGTCGAATCGGGGTTGCCAGCCGCTGCCCGGTGGGGCATCTCAAGCTGCATGATGAGGGGGCCGGTAGTGGATACCGCCGCTGACGCATCATACGTGTAGAGGGTGCCCGACGCCGCACTGTGGATGTATAGGCTGCGAAGCCTACACGGATTATCCACAACGACGGCAGACACCGCACTACAGTAGATGGCTTTGATCTGGGTCCAGGACATACATCACCTTAGGCGATGGTGGTGTAGACGGGGATGTAGTAGACGGTGCCAGCCGCATTCTTGATGGGAAGGTAGGCGGGGGCCGACGAGACACCCATACCGTTGATGGATGTGGCAACCACCTGATTGAGGATGAGGCTGCCATCCGTATCAACACCAAAGTCGGCGGCAGAAGTGCCAACCGAGGCAACGACAACCACCGGATACGCTTCGCGAGTGAATCGAGACATTGAGATCTCCAACAGATTGGGGGATAAATTGTATCCCCGATTCTTTTGCCGGGGTGTCCCGCCAACTATACACTTTTGGGAGTAAAAAAGCAAGAGGGCCAGGGATCACTCCCCAGCCCTCCAACTTACTCAGGGTTGGCTATATCAGGTGCTACCCGACGAGCCATACCAACCGCGCCAATCCGACCAGCCGAACGCATAACGCTCGCGGGCCTTATAGCGCAGATTGCCCGTATCGAAGTCCGGTTCCATCTTCGTCTGAAGCGAGACGCGATTGAACATCTTCGATCCGTTGGGTGCATCCGTCTTGATGAACCAAGCGTTGGGATCCGTGAAACGCTGGTTGATGTGGTAGCCACCCGGCAGCATGCCCATATTCTTCAGGGCATTGATGTCGTTGTCGGTGGTGCCAACACGACCCGGCGTCTTCATCAGTCGTTCCGCAACGAACTGAAGCTGCGGCGGGATGTGGAGGCTAACGCCCTTCGTCCCGATGAGGATGCCACGGTCATCTCGGAAGAGGCTGATATTGATGAGGGCATTCTCCAGGGCCGTCTCGCTGAGATCCACCGCGACGGTGTTGCTGAAGTTGCCCGCACCAATCGTCGGGTGCGACGCCGAGAAGAGGGGGACGTTGTCACCCCCAGGGAACAGCGGATTGAATCCGTTGTTGTAGACGTTGGCCGCCTTGACCTGCTTGGTGTTGGCCATGGCCCGCGCAAGCGCCTTGGCTCGCACCCGCGCGAAGGTGTCATAGAGGTTGTCCTCCATGGCCTCTTCCGTGATGCTGAAAGCAAGGGCAACCGTTTCCATCGTGTAACGGCTGGTCCACGCTTCCTGCGCGTTGTCGTATTCGACAGCGGCACCCTCATCCTTCGTCGGCGCAGTGCCGAAGCCCGTGAAGAGGACTTCCTCTTCAAAGGCGCGTTCCGAGTTTTCAATCTCGAAAAGCGGAAGATGCTGGTCGTCAATCGAACCATACTCCACACCGAAGACCGCATTGAGTCCCGGCAGAAGCTGCTTGGCAATATTTGCCCTAGTGATAGCTGCCATTTATTTGTTCTCCTTAGAAGGCAGAAGCCTGGGTGTCGCGATGCTGGACCCAGCGCACTTCGACAATCGGGAAGGCGTCCGAGAAGGAATTGTCCGGCGTGTCGTAGAGGCCAACGAGACGCACCAGCTTGGTAGCCGTGGTGCGGGTCGAAGCCTTGAGGACAGCCTGCGACTTGCCGTAGGACGTATTCACCGACGCGATAGCCGACAACTCGAAGTTGAGTCCGAGGTCACCCGCAGTCACCGAGGCATCAGCCTGGATGATGAAGGTAGCCGCCGGGTCATCCACGACATAGGCGTAGATGTTGCTGTCAGCAGACGAAGTACCCGCCGGGAGGTAATTACTCCAGGTGGGACGCTTCGTGACGGGGTCCACCCACTTGAAACCCTTGGCTACGCCAATGGCGTAGTCGGTGGCAGCGGTACACGCCTGGATCTGGCCACCCGGAATCATCTTCACCGGATCGCCGTCACCAATGTCCGAAGGGCCAGCCGAAGCCCCAACGCGATACGTGGTGAGGGCACCCGTGTTGGGCGCACCACCCCTGATTCGAACCGGCTGAAGGCCAAAAGGCCGCTTGGTAGAAGCCATTTCGTTACTCCTTACACAAGTGGCCTTTGGTTGTTAGTCCAGAGTAGGGGTGCGGCCACCTGAATACACCTTGCTACTACTACCTCGATTACTCACTGGCATGGCCCTATTCAGATTTCGATTTTCGGCTAGCTGCCTGTTGATCGCATCTGTAAGGGCCTGCGTCCTCTCTTCCATCTGCCGCGTCCGGGACTTCGAGATGTCCAGGGGCAGCTTGGCGAGGGCAAGATCTCCGATGGTGATGATGTTGCCGTGCTTACCATACTCCAGGCTGGGGGCACCCAACCATTCCGGCGCTTCATCAACCTTCACGAATTCATAGCCTTCGCGAAGTCGGGTCATGACATTGACGGGATCCGGCTTGCCCTCCGACATAACACGGATCCATCGAGTGCCGAAACCCTCACTCTTCAGTCGGCGTACCAGGGATTCCGGCACCTCCAACTCGTTGGGTTCCTTCCACTCACGACTGCGAGAATCTTCTTCCCGGCTGCGATGTGTCGTCATTGTCACTTCCTTCCACGCTTGATGTCGATTGTCACGTATCCATCGCCGGCATTCTGAATTGCTTCAGCATACCGGGCGGTATCTTCCAGGGAGGCACCAAGGCGTTGGGACGCCCTAACAGTGCCTTCATCCAAGCGGACACGCCTACTGGGATTGCGCGATTGCCCAGCGACAACCGGCTTGCGGGGTTCCGGTTCCCGACCCGAAAGCTTGTTAGCCATTCGGGGCATCTCAGCAAGAAGGCGCTTTTCAACCTCCTCGTAGAAATCTTGAGAGGCGGGATCAAATCCCTCCTGCATCAAGTCATCGGAAATGGCCACAGCCAAGGCGGTAGCTGCCCGATCCGCATTCTCACCCCTACCAAACCAGGGATTGTTGTCCATCCACTGCTTGGTAACCGGGGCAATCTGCTGCTGCTTGGTGGTCTGGGGCTGCGGCTTTTGGGGCGCGGGCGTAGTTTCCGCATTCCTCTGCCACGCTTCCAAGGCCTTCAAGTCAACCTGGGTTGCCATCATTTCCGACTGGGCGGCAAACATTGCCTCCTTGTCGGCAGCATCATAAGCGGCATCCCACTTGGCTTTCGAGGCTTTCAGCTTCTCCTGGAGGGAGTCGCGGAAAACCTGATTCGCAGTGGATTCGGTACCCTTGACCTTCTCCGCAGCAGCAGCAGCATACTTCTTTGCTGCTTCCGCTTCCTGCTTCCACTTGGAGACTTCAGCCTCCAAGGTGTGGGCCTTACTTACTAGCTGCTTGATCCGCTTCTGGGCACGGGGTCCCATCTGCGAAACTTCGTCTTCCTGAGGTGTTTCCACCTTCGGGGTCTCCGCAGAATTAACTTCTACGTCAACCCATTCCTTATCTTCGTTTTCCACAGTTGCGATCCTGCGTTACGCAATTCCAAGATACATTGAAATGAGTGGGCTTGTCAAGTCCTACTCATTGATGCGGGCGGGATCCTGGATAACCGCCAGCACTTCGTCATCATTCAAAAGAAGATACTTCACGCCACCGTAGGAAAACTTGGCCCCACTGTAGCGCGGATACAAGATGAAGTCTCCCACCTTGCACCACGGGATTTCTCCCATATCATTCCGAC